CCCCTCCATCTAACCGCCAGAAAGGCACCCAATGTCGAATCTCTTCGCTCACATCACGACCGTCGCACTAACCCTGCGAGTTGACGAGTTTGTGTTTACGCTTGATTGCGTAGACCACACTCCCGACAACCTGTTCGGGTACAACGACGCTGTCGTGAACCGTGAACTTGGAGATACAGGAAACGAACTACGCCTGCGAAAGGCAAAGTCCGGTGAAGTATTCGACGTTACGATCTTGGGAACCAAGTATCGTCTTCGAGTGCTCCACATCCTGTTGACAAAAGGTGCTCACTAGCATCTGATGGAAGGAGGACCTCTAGAGGGACCATCCGGCCCCTCACTCGCCTAGGCGAGCGACGGGATTTATTCCGTCGAAACCACCTGAGGTAGCATCACTATGCAAGCATACAATCGTGTTGAAAAGCAGAACTACGCATCTTCCAGTACTTACGCAGTGAACGGTGTTCGCATCGCTCACAGTGAGTTTTGGAGGAACGTAGATCGAGCTATCTTGTCGAATGTTACTAGCGGAACGGGTGCTGATAGGAAAACCCCGCGTACACATCGTTACTTCAAGGAGAAGCGGTCTGAGATCTGGGGCTCCCAGGTTACGATCAATGGCGTGTTGCCCGCAAGGACACATGTCGTTGATACGAACCCTGGGGGCTCCTCGCTCACAAGGCCGCCAACCGACTTGGACGACGAGACTCTACGGGCGCGGGTGACGAATGACTTCTTATCGAAGGTCAGATCGTCCGACCTCAATGCAGTTGTTTCGGCAGCTGAAAGTAAGCAAACTCTCGCGATGGTCACCAAAGCTCTACGATCAGTAGGGCGTTGGCGTCGCGAGGCCTCTGAGGCTCTCACCTCTTTGGCACGACCACTCAGCAACGGCTCGAAGCGAGCCGCGAACAAGTGGTTAGAGTTCACTTACGGGTGGGTTCCGCTGTTCCACGACGTCCACAATCTTGCTACCTATTCGAGCTTTCAGTTCAGGGAGCGGATAATCAAAAGTTATTCCGCCTCTTCTCGGACTGAGACAAACACCTTCGGTGTTAGCCCGTACAGACAGTATGACCAATGGACGACAAAGAACTCGTTGCTGATCCAGCGACGATTGCGGATCACGGATACCACAGCGGTTGACCTCGCTCGACTGACTACTCTCAACCCGCTACTGATCGCGTGGGAGCTCATGCCCTACTCGTTTGTGGTGGATTGGGTTTGGAATGTTGGCGAATATCTCCAGAATATGGAGACTGCCTGTGGCCTTGGATACACGGTGGTAAACGGTTTCGACACATTCGTGAGTCGGGTCCAGTCTACTTCCCATGTGTACAGGGGTCCTCAGGCTTCCGATGCAATCCTTTCCTTGAGTGGGAAAGGCTCTTACTCGGCAGCTTGGAAAGCGCGGGAGGTCAAGAATTCGATTCCTTGGCCATTAGTCCCGCGCCTGGACGTCAACTTGGGCGCTCGGCGGATTCTCTCCGCCGCTGCACTTGTTCGTCAACGCTTCAGGTTCTAGGTTCACTGGAGCCAATGCTCCTTAATTCGTGTCCCATGAATCTACTGCTAAATAGGAGGCCTCGTGCCTGCATTCGCTCCCATTACCGTCAACGACGGTCAAGCTTCCCCTGCGGCTCACACCTTTGCCCCCCGTTCGGAGGACCCATCGAACGTGTGGAACCACGCGGACCCCTCGGCTGTTGCCTCCATCGGAGACAACGTTCTGAAGAGTTCGCTGAAGTTCCCCTCGTCCGGTGCGGCGGCTGGAAAACAGTCGTCTGCAGAGCGTGTGGTTCGTGCGCAGCTGTCGCTTGCCTTGCCGATTCTCGAGTCGACAAGCGCAAGCACTGGTTCCGGTATCGCTCCGGCACCAACGGTCGCGTACGTGCTCCGTGCCAACGTCGAGTATATCATCCCTGAGCGTTGCACGCTCCAGGACCGCAAAAACCTTAACGCGTTCGTGAAGAACTCGTTGGGCCATGCTTTCTGGACTGCGCAAGCTCAAGACCTGCAAGCGATCTACTAAGATTGCTCTGCTGGTACGGGTTGTCTTTTGGGCCGCGAGGCTCTTAGGACGACTCTGGTGATTTTCGATCGATAAACACGTGGGTAATCCATATGCAAAACAGGTTTTCACCGTATACGGTCTCACCGTTCAGCGAGGTTTACTTCGCTGTCTGCAAGGGGATAAGCACGCCGCGTGCACTGACCGCCTGGTTGCTATACCAGAGCGGCGAGCATGAACAGCTCGCTGGACTTGACATCCAGCCTGTGCATTACTGCAGTGAGGCGACCTTCAAGGCTGACTATGCTGTCACCGAATACCTTAAAAAGTATACCGGTCTCAACACAGGTCTCGACTTGAGGGAAGTCGCGCTCGGAAAGTTCAATCAATCCGAGCTTCGATGCTCTTCCTGGAACAAACTGATCAAGAGTGGGGTTCCGCTAAAAGGCGGCGCTGATTCGACAATTCTGTCGGCCAAGCGAAAAATAGCTTCACTCCTAGGTCCGTTCCATTACGGGAAGGTCATTGATGGTTGCAGATGGGGTCCTGGCGCCACCGCTAGCTTAGCTGCAGCGGAGGCGACCTTAGACAACAAGATTCTCGAAAGAGAGTTGAGCGTCACGTTACATGCGCTGCCCTTCTTCAAGGCTGTCATGTCGTCAGATATCCACTGGCTTCGCGCCCGTGGGATCCCGGCAGATGGTCCAACAAGTCTTGTCTCTAACGAGTTCAAGATCGTCGAAGGCGGCCGATTGGCTGTAGTTCCAAAGAACGCGAAAACCGATCGTACAATCCTAGTCGAACCGACTGGGAACCTTTTCCTCCAGTTTGGGGTTGGGTCCTTCATCAGGGCTCGTCTCCGGACGGTAGGGATTGATCTCAACTCCCAGGATCTAAACCGAGGTCTAGCCGGTCAAGGCTATGCAACGATCGATCTGAAGGCGGCGAGTGATACGGTTTACCGTGAGCTGGTATACCAGCTCCTACCTCTGGATTGGGCATTCTACCTCGATTGCATCCGATCGAAGCGCTTCACGCGCAACGGTCAGGACTATACCGAGCTCCAGAAGTTCAGTTCGATGGGTAACGGTTTCACATTCGAGCTCGAGTCAATGATTTTCTGGGCGATAGCCCGGAGCGTCTTAGATTCCCAAGCTGTGTGTGATTGCGTCAGCGTGTTCGGGGACGACATCGTCGTTCCTGTTGGTTCTGCTCTTGAAGTCTGCAATCAGCTCGAAGCCGTCGGCTTTGAGTTGAATCACGATAAGACCTTTATCGAGGGTCCTTTTCGTGAGTCCTGCGGTTCCCACTGGTGGGAAGGCAGGGATGTGACTCCAGTCTATCAGAAGGAAATGGTTACGAACAAGGCCGAGTTCATTCGGTGTTATAACCGACTGATCCGGCTCAGTTTGCGACTTGGAAAACCCGGTTTCCGGGATTCCAGACTGCATTCTGCAGTGAGTGCTCATCTCCGTCTTGCCCGTAAGGGCTGGACGGACTGTGCGCAACCTGATTCCAACGGTCCAGATGATGGACTGTTGGTGTTCGCTTCAGATCCTCCTGAGTTGCAACGCGCTGCTTCACGGCAGTGGCGTCAACGACCGAAGTTGAGGAAGGCCCAGCATGAGGCCTTACTCGCTTACACGCTTCGATTCAATGCCTTTACTGGCAACGAATCGAGGGGGGTGTGCGACTGGGTTTTCACCCTTCCACACGACGGACATGTGAGTGTCCGCAGCGGTGGCGCCTACTGTTATGGTAGGCGCCGCCGTTCCCTTTGGAGCATGAGTGACGCCACCTGGGACTAAACCCTCAGGTGTCTGGAGGTG